CTATTGTATTTCTACTAAATGAAGTTCCTGTACTTGACTTTGTAGATGCAACGGATTTTGGCGCAACTGGTGTTGATACCATCTGTGATGATGCTGATGTTGACTTTTTATTTTTTAAATACGACATAATCATCTTACGATGTTTTCTTCCAAGTCTATAGAAAAATTTATCAACTGGGTTTAATTTTTCTATAGAATAGCTCAAATCTCTTAGTTTGGCAACATTTGAATTTTTATTTTTTGATACTTTTCTACCTAATTTTACTTTTTGACCAGATGAAGGTAAAGTTACAGTATTCGAAAAGTTTGGCAATGATTTTTTAGGAGATCTAGCTTCGTTAAGACCGCTTACGTTAATTTCTCCAAATGGAATTGAAACATATTTATCGATGGCCTGTGCATAATACAAAGCAACTTTTTGAAAATCAGGATATACCCTAACAGCTTTTCTCTTCAGAACAAGAACTGTTGGAATGTCTTTTTCAGAATACTTCTTTTCAAATCTAGGATCAAGCTTTGACAGATACTCTACTTTAGCTTCGTCCATCTTCTGAACGTTCTGTTTCACTTTCTGATAGACAGATTGATTAGAAAGAACTTGCGACATTAAAGAATCGAGAAGATTAATAAGCATTCTTTTTTCGGCAGCAGACATCTTGTCTACACCTTTTTCCATTGTTTTCTTTAATGCTGGTAATTTCTTAGCATCAAATAGACCAGCGCGAACAAGAGCAGTCAGCTTGCGGCTTTCTGCTTCTTCTTTTTCCGTAATGAGATCGTATTGTTCTCTCAGGTCTTTGATGCTCTTCATGATGTATTACTTTCTCTTTTCATCAATCTGGTCTGATGATTCAAATACCTGACCAAAGTAGTTCTGGGCTATTTCAATCTTGCGCTCTTCAAGCTTCTCAACTGCTTTTTCTGTTAGAGAAGCAGAGAAGTTCTGACGCATCTCATCTAGATTACCTTCTAAAATACTGTCTAATGCTTTCTTAATGGTCATTTTTTTCTCCAATTGAGTTATTCTTAGTATTTATATGTCTTCTATCAGTTGACAGTGAAATAAATGTATTTGTGTTCCAGATGGATTAGCACTAACGACCGAATCATCTATAAGATGCGGACCAGATATGATCTTAACTTTAGAACCTCTAGGCAATAAAGTTTCACCTTTACCAGCATTTTCAGACATAGGATCAACGTAGATAGATTTTTGACCTTTAGCAATTTCAATCTGTAAAACAACAGGCGTATCATTCCAATCTGTTTCGGCAAAACCGTCTATTGCCGTTTCAAAAGATATAGATGTTGAAACGTATCCTCTAAAGATATATTCTCCATCAGCTTTAAGTTTTTCTGGACTATATCTAGTACTTAATCCAGAATAGACTGTATAAGCAAATGGTGCTTCTGTTTCCTCAAATGCGGAATCTAGTTCTGCAATTTGATTATTGATAAACTCATCTTGATCAGCACTAGTACCTTCTTCATGACCTTTATATAGATAGCTGTTTATGTATTCATATCCATCAGCAGTATAATTAGCTATTGCATCTAATTCTTCTTCACTAAACATGTTAGGATTATAAAAACTATACAAAGAATTGTTTAAAACTTGAATTTCTTTATTTTTTTGATTTATAATTCTAATATCTTCTTTTTCTCTTTTGTTCAAAATGCCGTTATAAAAATTTGCTTCTTTCTTAGCAGCAACGCTCTTAACTGGATTTTGTTGTCCAGATATAGCAACTTTTGACTGCATGTTTTGAACTTCTTCACGGCCTTTAAAAGGAACAAGTTTATCGTTATCTACAAGATATGCAACTTGTCCTTTATTGTCAGCATAACGCCCAAATCCTACATAAGTTAGTCCAAGTCTTCTAGCTTCTTTTGCCGCATTTGATTTAGGCTCTGACTTAACTTCAGCAGCTAGAGATTCAGTAATGAACTCTTCATATTTCTTCATTATCTAACTGGCTCCAAAGTGTCATTTATAAATCTTTGACGATTTCTCATCTGTTGAGCATCTGCTCCCATCTCTAATGGATCCATTTGATCTTTACCTGTGCCATCTTGAACAGGCATTTCTTCAGGTGGCACGCCTTGCTGCGCGGCATATTGCTGCATCATGTTTTCCGTTGGAGTTGGAGGAACAATGTTTGGCATAGGTGCGGTCGCTTGCTGTGGTAATGGATTGCCCTGATCATCTGTCGGTAATGGATTACCTTGATCATCTACAGGCATATCAGCAGCTTTTTCATCTTCAATCTGTTGTGCTACTTCTTCAATTTCTTCGTCATCCATCATGAGAACTTTCTTACGAACCCATTCCATTGAATAATAACGTCCAACATACGGATCGATAAGCTGTAATACAGATAGTCTGTTTTGAAGAAGTTCCGCTTCTTTTAATTCTGTAAAGTTATTATCTTTTTTGAAATCATACCAGATTTCTTCTTTGAACTTATTCCATTCATCTTCCGAACAAACTTTTTTAAGAACAAGTTGAACACGAAGAAGATCATCAAATAGTGTAGAAAATTTTGAACGGAGTCTTTGAACAAATTTATTAAACTTAAGTTCATCTCTGGTAACTTCTGTTGAACGACCAAGAGAAAATCCTTGCTGTTGTTCTAATCTGGAAACAGGAACACCAAGAGCTTTATATAGCTTCTTTTCAAAATACTTAACATCCTCTAGTTCGCCAAGATTTTGACCGCCTTGTAAAGTTGTGATTTCAGTTCCTCTAGAACCTTCTCTACGAGGTAACCAAAAATCTTCCAACATCGAAAGATGTTTACGGTCGTCTTTAATTTCACCAGTATTTGAATCGTATACTAGTTTATTACGATACTTTACCATAATATCACGTAGATACTGTTCAGCTTTGACTGTTGGCATATTACCAACGTCTACATAAAATACTCTACGTTCGGGTGCGCGTGAAAGTCTATAGATAACAACAGCGTCTTCAACCATTCTAAGCTGATTGAGAGGCTTGATTGCTTTATGTAAATAAGATAAGACCATTGAACGTTTTGCATCCATCAGTCCTGAATTGACGTTAACAACAGAATCTACGGCAATCTTTGTGCCTAAATTTGAATGCATTCCAATAATGCCGCGCTCATTGTATAGGTAATATTCGTTGATTCTTTTGATGACTTCCATACCTGATCCAGGTTCTTTAACTTTTTGGATCTCACGAATTTTACGAATACGACGAGGATCAATGTATCTTAGTTCTTGAATGCCCTTGTTAGGACTTTTTTCGTCAATTACGATATGATAGAACATACGACCATCAATATACCAACGACGGAAAATATCATGTCCCATGTTGCCAAAATTAAGTAGCTTTAGTATGTAATTAAATTCTTCTTGGATTTTTTTCTTGATTGCAGCATTTTGCTTAAGATTGTCATCATTAATCTCAACTGCTTTACCATCATCATCTTGAACAATGGCTTCATTAACAATTTCATCAATGGCAGTTTCAAGTTCTGGCTGCATTGACATTTCTCTATATCGTGTAATCAGTTCAACTTCATTACGAACTGTACCATCTAGATCAACGTATGTGCCATAGTAAGCACCAGACTGTATTGTTACAGCACCATCATCATTGGGCGGTAACGCAAAAGTCTTGCTTTGTTCGTCTTTGTCTTGCTGTTTTTTACGACCTATTTCAAAGCCGAATAGCTGAATTGCCATTACTTTCTCCAATCTAATTCAGAGGGATAAGCAAAAACCTATCCCTCTGAAAATCATTATATTATACGCCTATTGGAACGATACCAGCTGATTTCACATCAGTAGTATTGGATTCCCACCACTGATATGCGAAGGTTACAGCAAATTCTTCGATAGCATCATTTGCTCCCCAATCCATTTCAATTGGTGAAACATCAATTGGAAACATACCAATAAACTTATAAGTTTTTATTGGTGTATAAGACGCTGCGCCGAGACCGCCAGGTCCAGCTTCACGACTTGATCCAGTTTTACCGTATTGTCTGATAAAGCCGTCTGCTTGATATCCGCCGAGACCCTGTAAGAAATCAACGTTTCTCAAATTATTTCCATGACCATTAATTCTATCTAGCCATATTTCAAAAGAGTTGCGAATGTTGAAAGATTCGTCGTTGATAATAGTTACTGTCCACTCAGGGAAAGTTCTATTACCTGCAAACTTAAGTTCACGACCAAAATAGTTTACTGGTATGGCATTTACAGTAGAGCCTGGTAACTGTGCTGCGCGCGCCATAAACGTAAATTGTTGATCTGTTCCGCTAATATTAGTAATAGCAGGAAAAGCTAGAGTGCATTCAAATAGATTTGGGCGTGCACCGTCCCCCCTCATTTCTGATCTGAATTGTCCGATATTGAAAGCCATTTTGTTATACTCCTGATTGCTTTTTGTATTTATATACTAACATTAAAACTTACCAACAATTTCATCAAAGTTGACACCAGTTCTAACAGCAACGAAGTTCAACTGAATGAAGTTGATCGAACGTGCAGGCTTGATGTAGATATCGCCAACAAATTCGTTGCGATCAATAACTTCTGGAGTATTGTTTGTTTCATCGCAAACAACACGGAAGTCATAGATACCACGACGGCCTTGAATATCACGAAGATATGGTTCAACAAGGGCAATAAACTGTGCGCGAGTAAATTGATCATTGAACTCAAACAATGAATATTTAGACGCTCTAGCGATAGATTTTTCTAGAATATCAAATAGACGGCGCACGTTGATACGATCAAACGCTGATGGTTTAGATTGTAGAGTTTTATCACCATAAAGAATTACGCCTTCGCCTGGGAAATTAACAATTGGATTGACACCCTTTTTATAAAGCGTATCACGTTCAGCCTGAGTTGGATTCCAAGAAATCTTGATAGCATTCTTGATAACGCCACGATTGAATCCTGCTGGAGAGTACCATGGATCACGTGAGGTATCAGTAGCCACACATAGACCAGCAATATCGCCGTTCATTGGAAGCCAGCGATAAACATTGTTATACTTATCAAACTGATATTTCCATGCTGAGTCCATTACTAGTCTGTTTGATGAAGTTAAAGTATCGCGATATTCTACAATATCCAATGCTTCATTACCTTGATTGAATATAGCAAGTCTTTCTGGAGGAGAAATGAATGCTAAACAATCGTTTCTCTTATCAAGAACGTCTGTTTTGATACCTTCAATCAATGTTTCGTCTGAACTACCTGTAAGAACTAATGAAACATCAATTTCTTCTGGATTTGAAAAATGACGAGAATATGCATTAATTCTCTGAGCAGCAGATGCAATAGAATCTTGTCCGCCGTTTAGAGATGAAGTATAATTTCTTGTAGCTGCATCTGTGAACGTAGTATTAGCAAGTGTTTCCCCCCAGTTACCTGATACGGTTGGATGACTTGTGATCCAAATATACTGTGATCTTCTATTGATTATATCAACATAATAGTTTGATTGACCATTTCTTAGTTTACCGTCTCTAGCTTTTGAAAGGAATCCAAATCTTTCTAGAACGCGATTTTTTTGTCCTGAAAATAAACCATCTTCGTCTATAACGATAATATGCAATTCGTCATTTACAGCACCTAAATCTTCACCAACTTCTGATGTTCCTGGAGCATCATCGAATCTTCCTGCATATTCCCATGTTGCTGTTACAGAAGCATTAGTAATGTTAGCTGTAGATGCAACATCAATCTTTACGTTTTCAGAAGTAATTGAAATAACCTTACCTATTACTGAACCTCTTTCATCAGTAGTATAGCCGTTTGCAAGATTAATAACATTTCCTGTTAGCGTTATAAAATCGCCAACATTCAATACTCTGTTAGTATCGCTTGTTGGGTTATCAGTAAAGATAACGTGTGCATTACCTGCACCTACATTAGCTTTAAGATTCATTACTCCTGAGTATGCAACCGTATTGGCGCACATAGAAACTTTAAGTGTATTACCAATTACGCCTGGATACTTAGCTGCAAACTGTGCTTGACGACTGAAAGTTACAGCAGAATTTGAAGTAGCATTTGCGATTGCGCCATAATTGTATTCATAATCATCTCTGTTAAGAATTTGCAAATCATTATTTGCTACATTATTAGTTGTATTTGATACAGAGTTTCTACCGTCAGACCCTACAACACGAACGACTTTAAGATTTTGGCCATACTGTAAGAAGTTGGCGCAAGTAAAAAAGTCAATGTAATTGTTATTTGTTGGTCTACGGAAAGTATTAACTAGCGTTACTTCATTAGAAATGAGCATAACATTATTTGCAGGACCCCACGCGAATGTGCCAGCATATGCTCCATCAGTAGTTCCGAGTGCTGGAACTATAGTTGTAAAGTCATATTCTGATACATAAACACCAGGTGACAATAGATTTGCCATA